CGAAGCCTCGTAATCGAAGTCGCACTCCAACTGCTTCCACACATAGCAGTAGTCGTCGCCCTCACGATAAAGGTCGAAGCCTTCCGACCCTTGTGACTTGCTCGCACATTCTTCAATGAAGTAGTGAGCAACGCCCAAGCCACTGGGCATTTGATTAAATGGCATTTCCATTTGAACCCCCTTCTCAATTACATAAGCGAGCCTTCCAGCCTAAATTGTCCAAATAATTTTTAAAAATTTGTAAATTCCCTGATGAGAAGGGATAGAAAAAAATCCCCAAAATGCTTTGTGTCTGTTACTAAACCCTGCTACACTCGTTATGTAGTAACTAAACCAACTGACTAGGAGAATTCCATGGCACAGGCACCAGCAACCGAAAAGCAGATTGCTTTTATTAACGACCTTCTCAACAAAAGAGTTGTGGACAACGCTGTATCCCAGCAAGTAGAGGACGCCCTCATCAGCAAGGCGTCGGCTTCGCAGTTCATCTCCCTGTTGCTTGACCTTCCTCGAAAGGTCGGTGGACAGTCCCCACTGACCGCTCAGGTGGTTCACGCTCCTGCTCCCATGCGTGAGTTGGCTGAGGGCTTTTACACCGTTGCTGACGGTGAGGGTGGTCACGTCACCTTCCGTATTTCCCGTGCTTCATGGGCGAACGGCAAACTGACCATTGGCTACCTGACGGGTTCGAACAACGAGCGTTCCTACAAGGACTTTGCTTTTATTACCCCTCACGGCTTCCAAGTGTTCAAGGCGCACCGTAGCAACAACCGTGTAATTGCCTCGGCTCAGTTCTTGCTCACGGGTTCCATTGACGAGGCTCGTGCCGAGTTTATGAACCAAGCCGAAGCCTACGCCATGGCGTCTACCAAGTGCCTGTGTTGCTTGCGCACCCTCACGGTTCCTGCCTCGGTGAACCGTGGTTTGGGCGACACTTGTGCCAAGAAGTACGGTTACGGTTTGTAATCACCACAGCACTTGTACAGAGGCTGTCTAGCGGATACACTCCCTAGACAGCCTCTGACCATTTAAGAAGGGAACCCGTGCTAACACCATTTGAAATCCAAGAAGCCATTGAAGCCGAAATGGAACGTCAAGAGCAACTGATTGAAGAATTGCGAAACGCCTCATACGAACAGGCTCGTGCTGAAGCGGATTACAAAGTCGGTTTTGCCAAAGAGCGTTTGCGAGTTCGTGCCGAGGGCTACCTCAGCGGTTCCAAGGTCAATGTTGATACTGCCGACGACACAGCCACTGTCGCCACCGAGAACGAGTACTACCAACGCTTGCTCACCACCAACAATCTCATGACGTTGCGTGAGGCTATCCACGCTTCCAAGACACGCATAGAAGGATTGCGAACGCTGGCTGCTTCGCACAGAACCTTGCTACCGTAATGGACACAAAATTTCGACGACACATCAGCAAAAGACTTTTGGCGCAACTTGGAGTGCGTTGCGCTCGTTGCTCGATTGCTTTCAACGACCCAGACCTGATTGAAGCGTGTCACGAAATCAACCAACGTTGCTGGAAGGAATGCCCACTGTGTTACCCCGAAAACTACGTCGAATGATTGATACGTCCGTCCACGAAAAGCGTGTATGGTTGGGGCAAGCAAACTTTGGAAAGACCATGGAGCAAAGCCCAATCAGCACAGATGACGTTCGTTTAATAGCACTAGAGGAAGGATTGCGTTCCGCAATCTCTTTAGACAATTTGCGTCTTAAAATGCTTCACGAAGCCGTAGATTGGATTTGTCACCTAACCGATTTATCGGTTTTGGAAGTCCGTCGAGAAATTGCCAAAAAAAAAGGTGGACAGGTCGCTCGCAATCTTGCTACAATTGACGCCGTTCGCTCACTAATTAAAGAAGAAAATTTCAAAAAGTAGTGGACAAGCGGTACCGCAGTACGGTAGTATTTAAATCAGTCAGAACAACTGACCCAAAATAAGAAAGAGGCTCACATGGCTTCAGCAACATCAACAACCATTATTGGTAACCTGACGAAAGACCCTGAGGTTCGCTTTGCGAATTCGGGGATTGCCATGGTGTCCTTCTCGGTAGCAGTGAACAAGTCCAAGAAGGACAAGACGGGCGAGTGGGTTAAGGAAACTTCCTACTTCGATTGCGTCGCATTTGCCGAGAATGCCCAGAACTTTGCCAATTCGTTTACCAAGGGCAACCGTGTCATTGTCCACGGCGAACTTCAGCAGCGCAAGTACGAGGCTCAAGACGGAACCGAAAAGACAAAGGTTGAACTTGTTGTGGACGAAATCGGCGCTACCGTCAAGTACGCCACTCTTGTCGTCACCAAGACCGAGCGACCCGAAGGCGACAACACTTTCCGTGGAAACCAGATGACCCCCACTGGTCAGCGTGTCTACGAAAACGACAAGAAGCCCTTGGGCAACGACCACGGCAGTTTTTCCGACGAACCGTTCTAACCAATCGGTGCTGAACCCGTAACGGGTCGGCAACCAAAAAACAAGTGCTGACCCTACATTGGGCGGAAGCACTACACAAGACCGTCAGCCTTAGGGTTGGCGGTTTTTGTGTTTGTACCTTTAAGACAATCACCACAAGATGTTGTGCCAAATGACAATCGTGTAACTATGTGTAGTAACCTTTGGCACCGTGAGCGAGCCAGACGACTTTAATAAAACTCCTGATGACTTCGATAAAGACATAACCGGCGACGCCGAGGACGAAGTTTCCAATTTTGGCACTATGGTTTTTGCTTTTTCGGAACTCCACGAAGGCTTCACCTGCTTGCGAGAGGCTGGGTTTACCGAAAATCAGGCTCTAAAGTTCCTTGCCTTTTGCTCCATTTATGAGGGCGATTTTTCATGATTGACGAGACGGACGAGTTCCTTCTAAGTCAATTCACCGACCTTCCAATTGACCAAGACTTTATTCCAATTGATTACGACTTGATGAAAGCCATGACCCCCAAGCCATGGGCGGTCGAGGCGCTTTGTAAAACACCAACAGGGGAATTGGTTGATACCTTTTATCCAGAAACCAGCACCCACGGGGGAAATCCATTGGCTGTCGCAAGGAAAATCTGCCTTCAATGCCCCGTCCGTTACGAGTGTTTACAATTTGGTTTAGACGAACAATGGGGAGTATGGGGTGGACATTCAGCAAGCCAAAGGCGGAAGTTGAGTTCAATGGTAAAAAAGGGTAGTAGCCTATTGGAAGCAAGCCAAGCCATTGACGCACGGAGTAGAGATGTCAGACGATAAAGAGCCTCTACCACAATTAGACAATTTTGCTGAACTCGGTGCCACAGGTCTGTGGCGCACGGGTGGTTTTGTCATTGACGACATTCTGCCCCAACTCCGTGGTCGCCAAGCACTCACCGCCTACCGAGACATGGCGGAAAACGACCCGATTATTGGAGCCATTCTTTTCGCAACCGAGCGTGTAATCCTTCAAGTTGATTGGCGTGTAGACCCACACACAGACGTATCAAGCGACGCACCCAACGACAAACACATAGAAGCAGCCGAATTTGTTGAAGAATGTATGAACGACATGAGCCATTCGTGGCACGAGTTCATGATTGCGGTCACCTCATTTCTTGTTTACGGTTGGTCTTTCTTTGAGATTGTCTACAAGCAAAGAAAAGGCCCTGAACAGAAAGACCCTTCCAAGCGTTCTAAATTCAACGACAATAAAATTGGTTGGCGCAAGATTGTCATGCGAGCGCAAGATAGTTTGTGGCAATGGCAGTTTGACGATAGCGGTGGCATTAAAGCCATGGTTCAGCGTGACCCCACCACGGGTCGCCTTAACGTTATTCCAATTGAGAAAGCGTTGTTGTTTCGTACAACTTCAGCACGAGGCAACCCCGAAGGTCGTTCCATTTTACGCTCGTCTTTCAAGGCTTGGTATTACAAGCGTCGCATTGAAGAATTTGAAGCAGTTGGCGTTGAGCGTGACCTCGCAGGACTTCCCGTTGGATACGTTCCAGCGGAATGGCTTGCTGCTGACGCAACGCCAGCAGAAAAGCAATCGTTGTACGCCATGGAGCGCATTGTCCGTGGGGTGAAGCGCAACGAGACTGAAGGAATTGTCCTTCCAATGATGTTTGACGAAAATGGCAAGCAGTTGGTGGACTTCAAGTTGATGAACTCAGGTGGCGCTCGTCAGTTCAATACTGACGCCATCATCACCCGTTACAACAACCAGATTGCCATGTCATGCTTGGCAGACTTCATCATGCTTGGTCATGAAAGCGTTGGTTCGTTTGCTCTGGGCGCTTCCAAAGTAGACCTTTTCATGTCTGCGGTGGAGAGTTGGGTTCGCTTAATTGCTGAAACCTTCAACAGCCACGCAATCCCACGCCTCATGGCGCTCAACGGTTTCGACACCGCTCATTGCCCCACCCTCACCTATGGTCAGGTTCAGGCTGTAGACCTCAACGAACTTGGATTGTTCCTTGCTAATCTCACCTCGGCTCAGTTGCTCACGCCAGACAACAACCTAGAGGATTACTTGCGTGAACTTGCCGGATTGCCCAAACACCAACCCGAACCAAATGGTTTGGCGGATAACCAGCGTTATGGTGGCAACCAAATTCAACCCGACCCTGCTATGACCAACCCCAACCCAACCTTTGTTGGCGCACAAGGCGAAAACACCACAGAAGCCTCAGCCCAAGGCAATACCAAGCCCACGGGCGTACAGAACCCTCAGGGCGGTTTGAACGACCAATCGGGCGGTTCTGGCATTCAAGCGGACATCAGCAGTCAAGGGTCTTCGGGTCAAACGGGACAACTACCACCGAGCGCCAAGGGTGGCAAAAAGAAACCCACCGGCATGAACGGCCCTCTCACTAATAATCAGGGGACAACTTTGTGACCGTGCGCATTCGCAAGGTAAAAGTTTCACGCCCCAAAGGAAAAGCAACTTTCCAATCCCACAGCGTCACTCCAAGTGGCTCTCCTTCACCACGACCAAAAAGTAAATAACAAACTAAACATAGTTTTGGAAAGCGTGGGGTAGCATTTATGTCAAGGCTTGAAGGAGACAAATCCGTGGAACAGATGAACATTCTTGATGTCGTCACCAATGCCTCATTAAGTGAGATTGTTGTCAGCAAATCAGTGACTTCAGAGGTTCGTGAGGGCGCTGCCGATTTGCTCAAAGACGGTTTTTTGACCGCTGATTTGCTTGCCGTTTCCAAATCAGGAGAGACAGAAGTTTCCTTGGTTCTTGTTCCTAACGAAGAAAAGAAAGACACCAATCCAATTTGGAAGCGAGTAGCCGAGCGTGTTTTTGGTGGGGCAGATTTATCCGTCGAAGCCGAACAGCGTCTTGTTTCACGCAATGTTGCCAAAGGATTGGCTACGGTTACTCACCCTTTCACCAAGTCGGCAAACGATTTGGGAACGGGTCACGCTTGCTTGATTTGCGGACAGACCAATGAAACCCAAATGTGCGAGCCTTTAGATAAGGCTGTTGGCTTCCCCTTCACCTTCAATACCGCCCCTATTACCCCGACTATGGCTGACGACGACAGTTCCACGGACGACAGTTCAACTACTGACGGAGCAATTCAGGTCGCACTTGACCCAGCGACAGTCGCTGCCATTCTTTCAGCAGTCCACGAAGCCAACTCAGACGACAGTTCTTCGTCCAGCAGTTCTTCGGACGACAGTTCCTCGTCGTCAAGTTCCAGCAGTTCCAGCAGTTCTTCGTCCAGCAGTTCGAGCAGTTCCTCGTCTGTAGACAACAGCAAAATTTTGGGCGAGGATTGGAAAGACGGTCTTGACCCTTGGCAGGTTGAACTTGCCGAAAGCCTTGACGAAATGGTAGACGAACTTGGACGCATTCCAACTACCGACGCTTCCTACACCGACGTATCACCATACTTGGCGCAAGGAATGAATTGCGCTAATTGCGTTGCCAGTGGTGATAACGGTTGTGATTGGGTCGCTGTCTCGTGTACGCCCAATGGCTGGTGTAAATTTAACGTTGTTCCCGTTTTGATTAGGGCTTCAGCGGAAACTGAAAGTTACTACAAGTCTCGCAAGAACGAAAAGCAAGACGACGAAAGTTCTAACGACGAAGACAATTCCTCTGAGGACGACAAAGTTAATAAAGACAGCCCCGACGTGGGTTCGGTTCACGTGGACGCAGTTGGCGTAATGGTCGGTGGGCGCAAGCGTCGCAAGACCAAGCCAGACAACATGACGGTGATAAACGAAGGCATTGTTCAGGACGCCAACTTGCTTCAAAAGTCCGAGGAAACTATTGGGGCAATCCAAAAAAACGACGAGCAGCGTTACACGCTCGCACCTTGGTACGTTCCACACCGAGCCGACGCTCACGGTGAATGGACTGACCCCGAAGAACTCCAAAAGGCTCTTTGGGGATACGTCGAAAACGGTGACCGTGACATTCGCCTTCAGCACAACGTAGACATTGTGGCTGGGAAATGGGTCGAAGCCATGACTTGGCCTCACGAGGTGGAAGTTCCAATGCTCCAAGCCGATACGGGTCAAATCCGTAAAACCACGCTTCCTGCTGGAACGGTTTTCCTCGGAGTTATTTGGGAACCTTGGTCGTGGGATTTGGTCAAGAAGGGTCAAATCCGTGGTTTTAGCATTGGTGGCACGGGCGCTGGCGTTGAAGTAGACCTTCCCACCGAATACGACAATCCCAAAACTTTCTTGGAACAATAAGGAAATCACCATGAACGAAATAAACGAAAACGAAGTTCAAGAGTGGGTTATTCCTTTTTACAAGGGTGGCGAAGGTTCAGGAGAACACGACGGTCACCCCTTTCGTGGCAACGGTCACTCTGGTGGGGTGCCTCAGGCTGCTCGCCATAATCCTCGTGGAGATGAGAACCGTGGCTCGCAATACCATGTCCACGCAGGAAACCTTCGCACCCAAGCAGGGGTTCAGGCACTCCATGAAGGTCGTTACGGAGACGCAATGCGCCACTTTAACGAGGCTGCTCGGCATGGGGCGTGGGCTGGCAAAAAAATCATGGGTGAGAACAACCGCCTCGGTCACCAAGACGCCAAAACAACCTACGCCCTTACCCACAGCGCAGGTGACAAGGCTCAGTTAGCCAACCAATCAACTCGCACTTACGCTCGCTTGTTGCGTCAGGGAGCCGACCCTTACACACTCGCCCTTGCTTCAGCCAAGGCGCAATCAGATGTTAGCGACGCATTATCAGCAGGTAACACCGCTCAGTCTCACATGGCTGGCATTATGAACTCAGGTATGGGTCGTGCGTTTCGGGGAGCGGTTCCACCACAGGCTGAGGCTGCTTCGTAATGGCTAAAGACCTTCCCACCACCCTTGCTATTGCTATGGCAAATGCCACAATTATGTACCACCGTGTTCACGGTTTTCATTGGAACGTTGTGGGAACCGACTTTCCGCAGTATCACGCCAAGTTCGAGGAAATTTACACAGATGTGTATGAAAGCCTTGACCCCATGGCAGAAAACTTGCGAAAATTAGGCGTATTTGCCCCGTTTCGCCTTGCTGATTTTGCCAGCCTCGCTACTGTAAGCGACGAACCAATTGCTTCATACGACCACAAAACGCTTGTTTCCTCGTTGCTCGCTACTAACGCCAGAGTTTTGGAAAGCCTCAACGACGCTTTCGCCCTTGCCGGTAGTTCCAATCAGCAAGGCATTGCGAATTTTCTCGCAGACCGCATTGACCACCACCAAAAGTGGGCGTGGCAACTTTCGGCTTCACTGGGATAGGAATTTACCATGCCAGAAAATTTTGACGACAACGAAATTGTTGAATGGATTGAAAAAGCAAAGCCCATGGGGGCTTTTTTTCTCCAAGAGGACGAACACCCACTGTCCGATTTCGGCGTTCACCACGCATGGGCTGGCAAAAACCCAAGTCACCCACTCACTGATTTCATGAATGACTAAGGTTTAGGTTTTATTCAAATTACGGTGTAACATTTTACCAAAGCGAAAGGCAACAAAAACATGGTTTCTTTTTCCGACCCTAAGGCTGTTTCATTTACTCAGCGCATGGACAACCCCTCTGAAGTTGCCAGTAAGCAAATCAGCAAGGCTTTAGGATTTGAGGGCGAAGCCCGTGTCGAAGCAGACAATGCTAACTTCCGCCTCGCCAAGGCGACCGAGTTGCTTCACAGCGCAGAAATCACCTATCGTGAAAGTGTCTCTAAGTCGGTTTGGAACAAAGACGAAATACGCAAGGCGTACAACGAGGCTGTCGCTCGTTACCGTGACGCAGATAAGAAGGCTGTAGAAGCCCAAGAAATTCTTACCAAGGCGACCACTGCGGTTGCCAGCCTTCGTTCAATCGCCAAGGGCGAAGTTGTGAAGCGTGAGTTCACCCCAGAAAAGCGTGAGGCTCTTGCCGAAAAGGGTCACGCCATGCCCGACGGCTCCTACCCCATTGAGACTAAAAGTGATTTAAAAAACGCTATTCAGTCAGCAGGTCGTGCGAAAGACTATGACGCCACCAAGAAGCACATTATTGAACAAGCCAAGCGCCTTGACGCAATGGACGTTCTTCCAGAGAATTGGAAATCACCTACCGCAACCATGAAGTCGGTCGCAGATGTTTTCAAGGGTGATGTCGCCGGTCACGCCTTCCACGGAAATCAATACACCGCCGGTTCGGGTGCCAAAGACCTTTCCGACCGCTCAGGAAAGCATTTTTTTGACAAGGTAGAACCACTCGATAGCAGTTCTTCATCAATAGCAATGCGCCGAGCAAGCGAAGGACACCGTGCGCTTGCGGACGCACACCGCCGACAGGCAATTGCTGCCCAGAACCCAGCGGAAAGTCACCTCAACACCGAAATTCTCCACGCCCAAGCAATGGACGAACACAATGCCGCTGCCGACGCATGGGAA